ATGATCACAGTCGTAATCTCTTCTTACAAATATGGACATCTCGCTGCTCATTGCGTCGAGAGCATTTTATCACAATATAATCGACCAGATAAAATTATGTTTGTCGACGATTGTGCTGATGATTGCTCTCATATTCCCAAACTATATCCCGAAGTGCAATACTTTAAGAATCCAGAAAATTATGGCACAGTAAAGAATTTTCAAAACATGTTGGAGAAGGTTGAGACTGAATACTGCATGTTTATTGGCGCTGATAATTGGTTAAGATCTGATGCCATAAAATTGGTAAGAAAAATAATTGACGTTGAATCCCCAGATATAGTAACATATGATATTGTTCTCACTGGCGAATTTAAAGAAACACGTGTAAAACACCATCGACAAGAACTTGAACGATATCAAGGTGATTACTATTGGAAAAAAGAAAAGTCGCATCATGGTTCAATGGTATACCGTGTTGATCTCGCTAAAAGAGTTGGTGGATACACTAAAATTGAACATAACTTTGTTCATACATGCGAAGATTGGAGTCTATGGAATAAAATGACTGCCGCTGGTGCGAAGGTGTCATATATAAATGAACCATTGCTTTATTATCGTCATCATAGAGAGAATTTTAATTCTTATTGAGTAAATTATGAAAGTAACAATTATCACGCCAACTACTGGCAATCCATTCCTTAAAGACTGTATCGAATCCGTTCGTGCTCAAACTTACGATAACATTGAACATATTGTTGTTATTGATGGTAAAGAAAGAGCACCAGATGCTCTAAGAGTATTCGGATCTGCTGAATTTCCTAGAGAAAATAAAGAGTTCATAACAATCCTACCATATGCGACTGGCAAAAACCGATATAATGGTCATCGAGTCTATGGCGCAGCAACTTATTTTGCTGATGGTGATTATCATCTTTGGTTGGACGATGATAACATGCTCGAACCAGATCATGTTGAGAAACTTGTGAATCTTGTTATGGAAAAGAAACTGCATTGGGCATATTCTTTCCGCAAAATTATTGATAAAGATAACAACGTATTGTGTTTAGATGATTGTGAAAGTCTTGGTAAATGGGCAAGTATACTTGATCCTAGAGACTTCTTTGTTGATGTGAACTGTTACTTTGTTGCCAAACATGTAGCAGTCATGCTGTCACCCGTTTGGTATCGTAAATTCCGCGAGCCAGGTCAAATTGAAATTGATCGCGCCATCGCTCATGTATTAATGCATCCTGATAATAAATTGCAGTTTGATTGCACTCGAGACTACACTGTGAAGTATCGAGTTGGAAATACTGATCTATCAGTGAAAGCAGACTTTTTTCTTGAAGGAAACAAAAGAATGCTTGAACGACATAATGGAAATCTACCGTGGAAAAGCAAAGAATAAGAAAGCATTTATTTGGATCTCATGATCCATATGCTAATTTTGAACCTCTTCCAGAAAATTTGTTTGGATGGGCTTCTGACTCTCCAGTATTCAATGATGTTCTCCTTTCATACAAACCAAAATGTATAGTTGAGGTTGGAACATATTTGGGAAAGTCTGCTGTTAATATGGCAAGAATTTTATTGGGAGAACGCATAAATGATTTTGAGATTGTATGCGTAGATACTTGGCTCGGCTCTGTCGAACATTGGATGGGCGACGAAGTTCTTCGGAGCAAATTTGTAAATGGCAGACCAATATTGTATGAACAATTCATTTCAAATATCGTTCACCAAAAATTAACAGATCATATCACGCCATTTCCAGTAGATTCAATTAATGCTGCTGAATATTTCGTTCGAAATTATATCGAACCTGATTTAATCTACATTGACGCTGGTCATGATTATCTTTCAGTCAAAGCCGATCTAATTGCATATTCAAATGTCGTCAAAAAGGGTGGATACATTTTAGGTGATGACTGGCAACACGGTCCAGTTAAAGATGCCGTACAAGATGTATTCGGAATTAAAAATGTTATAAGCAAAAGTAGTGATAAATTTTTATGGAAGAAACCAGAATGAAAAGTCCATGCATTGCATCAATTTTTATGAAGAACATCGATCCGAAAACTGTCAAGTTTCAACAAGATGTTGTAAGCAAATTTAATCCATCAAAAATTCCACATTATTCAGTATTGACTGAAGCACCTCCAGGTTATACAATGGATAAACTGGTTGATATGCTTGAGGAGAAAGGGCATGATGCAATTATGTTCTTGGACATAGATTGCGTGCCTTTGAACGAAACAGTATTAGATTATATGTTTTCAAAGGCATATGACGGAGTTCTTATTGGTGATGCTCAACGCAGCAATCATATTGACAATAATCAGCATGTTTTCTGTGCACCGCATAATGTAACATTTACAGTTGAGGTGTATCGTAAACTTAGCAATCCATCGTTCATGCCAAACTATCGTGGCGATGTCGGAGAAGAGTTGACATTTAAAGCGAGAGAGGCTAATATACCTATTGAGATTATTATGCCTCTTCGATATGATGCTCCACCAATTCGTATGGCGTGGGAATCAAAAGATTTGCCGCCATATTGGGATCTTGCTGATGGTATGCCAAAGTATGGTGTAGGCACAACATTTGGAAATGATAATGGTGATTTGTTCTGGCACAATTATCAAATTTTTCATCCAGGACAACAAGAACGTTTCTGGAATAAATGTGAGGAATTATTGAATGGCTAATCGCAGTGATTTTTTTAATGCAAAACTTCCGCGTCAATATAAGCGCATGCTGGCTATGGCACAAACTTATGGATGGAGTGGTGATGAACATAATCGTGGAAAATTGAAGCGACAATTTATTTCTGCACATTCGAATCATGTCGGATTTAAACTGAAGCGCCAATCAACGGATACTAGTGGCGAGGAATAAATGCATTCGTTAAGAGAACTCAATGACTTTTTGATTTCAAAAGAAATAGAAATTAAAGAGTTTGGCGGTTGGTATCTTAAAGTTGGTAAAGATACTTGGACAATGTCGCATGATGTTTTTTATCGAAATGGATTGCCACAAAGTTTAAAAGAAAAAAACGTATTGAACAATTACAAAAGGAAAAAACAAAATGTCGAACATAATGTCATTAAAACTCGTAACTGGCGAGGAATTAGTTGCAGAGGTGATCGCAGAAGGTGAAGATTTTATAGAAATCAAAAATCCAGTTGCTGTGGTGATGCAACGTCGACAAGAAGGACCTACTCTTGGCTTCTTGCCTTGGATGCAAGCGGCAAACGGTCCCACATTTGTGATCAATAAAAGTAAAATTGTATGTGAATCAGAAGTTGCCGAAGAAGTGAGAAACGGGTATAATCAGATCTTCGGCGCAGGAATAATGGTGCCGCCAAAAGATTTAATCTTGGGGTGATATGTCTGACTTTTACACCAATATCTGCGTCTCGGGAAAGTTTATTCTTTTCCGAGGCGTGGAAAGTGACAAGCGTGTTCGTCGCAAGATTGAATACAAACCCACCTTCTATTTGCCATCACAACACAAATCTGAATTCACAACTCTTGATGGAGAGTATGTAAAATCAATCAATCCTGGCACCATTCCTGATTGCCGCGAATTTTTAAAGAGGTACGAGAGTGTCGACAATTTTCCTGTTTTTGGGAATAATCGCTATGAGTATGCTTATATTGCTGATGAGTATCCTGACGATATTCTTTGGGATGTCAGTAAAATACTTATTGCCTATCTTGATATCGAAGTTGGATCCGAAAATGGATTTCCTGAGCCAAGAGATGCAAATGAGGCAATCACAGCAATCACTATCAAAGTCAAAGACAATTATTTTGTGTTTGGTTGCGGCGATTATAGCAAGCACCGTGACAACGTGTACTATGCAAAATGCCGTGATGAACTCGACCTCATACGACGCTTCCTCGATCTCTGGACAAGATGGCACCCTGATGTAGTTTCTGGTTGGAATATTGAAACCTTCGATATTCCCTATCTCGTAAATAGAATTAAGAAACTTCTTGGTGACGACGAAGCCAAGAAGTTGTCTCCGTGGAATCGTATCAACGAACACGAAGCATACATCATGAATCGTCCAACTCAAGTATATGAAATGTCTGGCATTTCTATTCTTGACTACATTCAACTCTATCGTAAGTTTACCTATTCGCAGCAAGAATCTTATCGTCTTGATAACATTGCTCATGTTGAATTAGGTGAGAAAAAACTAGACTATTCAGAGTTCGAAACTCTGCATCAACTTTACAAGCATGACTATCAAAAATTTATCGAGTATAACGTCAAGGACGTAGAACTTGTTGAGAAACTCGAAGACAAAATGAAATTGATTGAGTTGGCTCTCACTCTTGCATATGATAACAAAGTCAACTATGAAGATGTGTTTACACAAGTTCGAATGTGGGACGCAATCGTTTACAATTATTTGAAGAAGAAGAATATTGTCATCCCTCAAATGAAGCGTGGTGATAAAAAGTCAGCATATGAAGGTGCGTATGTTAAAGAACCTATTCTTGGTATGCACGAATGGGTTGCTTCGTTTGACTTAAACAGTCTGTATCCGCACTTGATTATGCAGTATAATATTTCCATGGAAACTATCATTGAACCAGAGAAATACAATGATAATATGCGTGGATTGATTAGCAACATAAAGATCAACGTAGATACTCTTCTTAACCAAGAAGTTGATACAAGTATATTAAAAGAGATCAATACAACTCTAACACCCAATGGTCAGTTGTTTAAGATTGATCGACAGGGTGTGATGCCTGAGATCATGGATAACATGTACAAAGATCGTACACGTTATAAGAAGTTGGCAATTGAAGCGAAGAAAAAGATCGAGACAGTTCTCGAGGATAAGAATCAAGTTGAGTACCTCGAGAAACAAGTTGCGCGATATAATAATCTTCAGTTGGCTAAAAAAGTTACTCTAAACTCTGCTTACGGTGCGCTAGGCAATCAATACTTTCGCTTCTTTGATATTCGTATCGCCGAAGGCATTACAACTGCGGGTCAGTTGTCAATTCGCTGGATCGAAAAGAAAATTAACGAATACATGAATAATCTACTCAAGACTCAAGATGCCGACTATGTTATTGCGTCAGATACTGATTCGATTTATCTAAATCTTGGACCTATCGTAAAGAAGTTTTATCCTGAACTTAATGATTCAAAGAAAATAATTAAGTTCATGAACAAAGTTTGCGAAGAAAAGATTCAACCATTC